AAATTTCATTGACATTCCCTGATAAAAGATTAAGCTGTTAAAGTGACGAGAGGAACCATGACAAAGACAGTGCAAATGAATTTCCCGATAAACCCAAAGCTGCGGGAGTCTCTCAAGAGTATCGCCAAACTCCGAAAGATGGAGTTGCGGGAGTTGGTGATTGATGCTCTTGCTGAGGCGATGGGCGCGAAGGCGAATATCAAAATCGAAGAGATTGGGAAGGCCGGAGATAAGAAGTCAGGTGTTAATCTGAATGTTCCAATCTCTCCCGAACTGCGGACGAAGTTGCGGCTCTTTGCGCTCAGAAATCACGTTGCATTGCACTCACTGCTGGGGAAGATTCTAGCAGACCGGGCGACGGGGGATTAATGCGCGGGCGGGGGGATGCGCGGGAAACGCATAACCCCCGCTGAAAGCGCGTAAGGCAGGGGAGGAACGAATGGCAAATAAACCACCGCCGGCTGAATTGCCGGAGGCTGCGGTTAGTATTGATACGTCAATAGAGTTGGCGATTACTCCGGTAATGGACATCGCCACTGCTAAGGCGCGGTTGGCGCAATTCCAAGAATTTGTACAGGGATACATGGTCGAGAAAGAGGACTATGGCATCATCCCTGGCACACCAAAACCCACACTTCTCAAGCCTGGAGCCGACAAACTCTGCGAGATTTACGGCCTCAGCGATGAATACGAGATCGTACCTGAATACTCGCGGGAAGACTGGGATCGGATCCCCCCGCTCTTTGACTACACTGTGCGCTGTATTTTGCGAAGCAAGCGCAACGGCGCTCTTGTGGCGACCGGCATGGGCTCATGCAACTCTTATGAGGGGAAGTACCGCTGGCGTGATTTGAAACGAGTTTGCCCGGAATGCGGGCAGGCCACTATCATCAAAGGAAAAGAGGAGTACGGTGGTGGTTATATTTGCTGGAAAAAGGAAGGCAAGTCGGATGGGTGCGGGGCGAAATTTGCAGACGATGATAAGCAGATCACCGGGCAGACCGTGGGCCGTATCGAAAACGACGACATTGCCACCCTGAAAAACACCATTCTGAAAATGGCCAAGAAGCGGTGCCTTGGCTCAAACACGCCGATTCTTGTTTCTTCATCTGGAGGTATCAGTCGGTGCCGTGTCGATACCCTTTTCACGATGTGGACAAAAAACAACCGTGAGCCGTTGATGCTCCCTATGCAAGGCGGTTGGGGAAAAGTTTTAGGCATGAGCAGGGAAGAGAGGCCCCAAGCTGTCCGTATGCGCCTCGCCGATGGCTCCGCTATGTTTTGCTCCGGGGAGCACGTATGGCCGACACTTCGCGGGGAACAGCTAACAGCGGACATCAAGGTCGGAGATGTTATGATCCGCAACCGACCGCAGATATTCGGGGAGATGACAGTTGATGAGTCAATCGCGTGGACGGTTGGACTCTACTTGGCAGAGGGCCACTGCGACCGGGGCCACGTAAGGTTCGCGATTGCCGCCGACGAGATCGAATCTTTTATTCCGACTGTTCAAAAGGCAGCCTCTATCGTTGGAGGAAAAGTTTCGGCTTCTCGAAGGACTACGGGGAACGCCGGAGATATTATCGTGACCGGTCCGGCTTTCGCTGGACTCATGCAGCAATTTACGGTTGGAAGTGACTGCTACGGTAAGCATTTGTCAAAATATTCCTGGAGGCAAGGGAACGACTTTATCCGTATTCTCTTGAACGGATACCTGGACGGAGATGGGCACAAACTTCATAGCGAAGGGCGTCCTCAGAATAAATGGATACTCGGATTCACGGGTGAAAACTTCGCCTTGGCCGATGATCTACGTTGTATCTCTTCCGTCCTTGGACATCGGCACAGCTTGGGGCGCGGGGTGAGTACTTGCAATGGGATTGATTTTCCAACCTATGAGGGGTGGATTAGCTTCGATGAGCCTCGCTACAACGGCAAGAACCTCGAAGAGGTTGTGGATATCCGGGTCGTAAATCAAAAATCTGTACTCTATGATATCGAGGTTGAAGACCCACATCTTTTCATGCTCCCTAATGGAATCGTTTCGCACAATTCTAAAGTAGATGCCACTCTCTCGGCTACCCGGTCATCGGGAATCTTTACTCAGGACATGGAGGACATTGCGGCGGCAGAAGCCGAGCAAGTGAAGGCGCATCAAGCCCAGCACTCACGGGGGGGCGCTGAGAAGACGAAGCAAGCGCAGAAGCCGGGAGAGGCGACAATCCAACTTGTCAGTACCGAAGAGCGAAAGGCAATCTTCGATGTTGCCAAGGAATCGGGATACAAGAGTAAGCCTGAAATTATGGCATATATTCTTGGACAGTTCGGAGTTAAGAGCACAGATGAAATAACGGCGACCATGTATCCGAAGGTGCTTGACGCGCTGCGAGCCAAAGGAAGTCAGCACCCAGCATCCAGTACTAATCAGCAACCTGTAGCGAACCAAGCAGCCCAGGCTCCAGCGGGCAAGATCATCTCAGACCCTCAAAAGGGAATCATCCATCAAACGGCGCGGCGGACAGGATGGGAAAAGGGAGGCGGGCGACCGGAAGACCCCCTCCACCAATTCCTTCGCCGTGAGCCGTTCTGCGTGGACTCCGTGGCGAAGGTTCGGGAAGACCATTTCGATTCAATTATCAACGCGCTTATGAAAGACCCAGCGGACTTCGGATTCACGCGGGAGCAGTAATGAACACAGCGAAAACAAGGCGGAAGCAACGGGCGCAAGGCAACGCGAAGAGGGCTAATCAAATTCGCCATGCAATTAAGCGTGCTCATGAGCGGTACGGATTGAACCTGGAGCCGAAAGACCTTGCGGAGTTGGTGCGGAAAATCCGGCAGAACGAGGCAACTCTCGTTCTCCGGACCTCCGTGCGGGCGGCAGTCTATGATGCCGATGTATCGGGTCAGACCGTGCGAGTAGTCTATGACCGGAATCGGCGGTCAATCGTGACATTCCTGGAAAGGGATGATGAGGGAAGAGAATTATGAGTGACACCATGACAAAGTGTGGGTGCAAAATAATTGACCGACTAGGAGAGAAATTCCGCATCAAGTATTGTCCTATTCATTCTGCTGCTCCGGCATTGCTTGATGCGTGCCTATTCGTAAAGGAGTTTTTCAAGAGGTTGGAAGATGATACTGAACCCAATGACCCACTGTTGGAAATACGAAGACATTTTCATGCTCCCGTTCACAAGGTTTTAGATGCTGCGATTTCTAAAGCAGAAGGGAAAACTTTGTGAGCCGCCCTCCCAATGGCTACTGGGATGACAGCGGGCACGTCCGATGGGTATCGGTCACCGAAGCCATCCACGAGAGCAAAGTCAGGCGCATGATGGGAAGCCCTGCCGACATTGAGCGCCGCCAGCGGATTGGTTCGGCGGTACATCAAGTCACGGCGATTCTGGATTTGAACGGGCGAACTTGGGACAATGCGCCGGATGAATGGCTTGAAGTTTATAACGCGGTATCTCCCGAGGTTTCCGGGTTTGTGAAAGCGTGGGAGCGATTCAAACTGGAAATGGAATTCATCCCCCGGCTGGTCGAGCACACCATAACACCGAATGACTGGAAATATCCGCAAGCGGTATTTGCGAAGTTCGCAACTACGCTTGATCGAGAAGGCTTGCTTCGTGGACGGCCCGCGATAGTGGAAATCAAAACTCCAAAAGTCAAAGAGCCGTGGTGGGGCGTGCAGTTGGCGGGGCAACAGTTGGCCTTGCAATGCTCTGAGGGAGTGCCATTGCATCCCCCTTACGTCTGGGAGCGGTACGTGGCTCAAATCTGCGCAGACGGGAAATTCAACCCAATCCGTTACACGAAAGACGAGGACCGCGATGTATTTCTTTGGAGTCTGGGTCTGACAGTTTGGAATCGGAGATCCTATGGAGAATCCCCAAGAGGTTGAAAAGGTAGTCGTGCCAGAAGTTCCCAAGCGAGAAAAGTCGAGAGAGTATTTCAAATATCTCTTTGACCAACTTTCTGACGAAGCCAGAAAGGCGTTTGGGTTTATTACTGTAAAAGGCAATCCGCGTGAGTTTAACTGGGATGCGACATGGCTTACGTCAGCAATGTACTTAGCAGAGCAAGCAATCAAACAGCGCGAGGGGCAGACAGAGGCGCCCACGCCAGAAGAAAAGAAAGGGAGGAAGAAACAGAGATGGCAAAACCGAAAGAACCAAAGCAAGAAATCGTGAAAGCGAAAGACGAGACGGCGGGGATTGTGCTCGTTTCGAGTGAGCAGTTAGAGGACTTGGCGAAGGAAATCACCGGGTCGGTAGCGCAACCTTTGACCGAGAGGCTGGACGCGGAATTGACGCGGGCGGAATTTCTCTCCGTGGTGGACAATAACGAAAAGTACGTCGGTGCGCTTGAACTCCGCAAGTCTCTTCCGGCGCTGTTGAACAAAGAGGGGTCGGAAGGAGCGGCTCGCTTGCGAGTTCGCCTCACGATGGCGATTCAAGACCCAGCCAAGGCGAGCCGGTGGGTTGGTGTAGCGTCAGAGACAACCATCGGAACGGAATCGGCGCTGGACTTTTTTGGCCCACTGGCTCGACTCACCGATAAACTCCATTCGGCGGTAACGACCGGGCGGGGGATGATTGAAAAGAAAATCAAGGACGCGCGGCAACGCCTGGAGGATGGGGTGCTTGGCTGGCAGCGTAAAATCCGAGAAGAGGAAGAGGCCGAGCAGCGCAAGCAGAAGGCTATTCGTGAGCAGGAAGAGCGCACCGGGCGAGCGAAGCATTGGATTGAGCTTCTGGTGGACGGCGGATATCTAACGCTGGAAGAGGCTCAGGGCTTAATAACAAACCCGCTAGCATCGGTCACAGACGCGGACGTGAACGAGCTCTATACTCGGCTCACCGAAAAGATGGAAGCGGAGGAGAGGGCGAAACAAAAGCGGGAATTGGCAGAGGCAATCGAAGCCGCGAAGGGGATGGGGCGCGCCGACCTTGTTTCAGTTCTGCGCGGGGAAGCGAATAAGCCGGTTGCGGTAGAAGCTCCCGCTCCGCCTCCACCTCCAGTGATGGCTCCGGCTCCAAGAGTGAGTCAATCGGCATTGCCCACGGTCAAGGGCACTGGCAATACGAAAACGGTCTATACGTTCATCATTGACGATCCTAAAAAGATTCCAGTTGAATGGTTTCTGCCTGAAGGGGAAGTCGAACAGCGCGACCCGAAGCACGCGGCGTACAAGCGCATCATGCAAGCGGTCAATAAAGTCGGGAAACTGCTCGTGATTCCCGGCATCCGAGTGATTGAAGCCGGGGAGAAATTGTCGCGGTAAGTTGGCTTGACATTGTGCGGGGTAGAAGATAGAACATAACCCGCGTTGAAGTCCCACGCAGTACGTCCACCGGGAAGCCGGTAGCCTCTAACTATCGGCTTTCCCAACCCTTTAGAGGAGGGTTTCAAATTGAGTAAAGAAGAAAAATCAGAATGGGCTTTCCAGAAATGGCTTGAGGAGTACTGTAAGGGGCATGGTCCGAATGTTGGAGCTTATGAAGGTTGGAAAGCCGCCCTTGATTGGTCCCGTCCCTTAGTCGCGGCGGCGATAGAGAAGGCCAAGCAATCAAAAAAACAAAAGAGCGATGATGGTCTCTACACTAATGCCTTCCTTAATTTCTGGAAGGTTTATCCGACAGGGGCAAGAGGAAAGTCTGGGAAGGGGGCAGCTTTCAAGGTATGGAAGCGGCTTAAAATATCCACAGACCAGCACCATGAAATCATCTGTGCGCTTAGTAGAGCGAAGCGGTGCGAGCAATGGCAGAAGGACGGCGGTCAGTTCATTCCGAACCCAGCGACGTGGTTAAACCGCCGTGGGTGGGAAGATGAGTTGCCGGGAGTGGTGGAGACTCAAAGCGAAGTGCGGCGGGCTCCGGTCGAACGCTCCCCCGAAGAGGCGGAATTTTATCGGCGGCTGAAGTCAGTGAACGTTGCTGGAAATGCGGACGGACATTTCACGGATTGCCCATGACGTGGAAAAAAGAAAAACCGAAAGAGCAAAGGCCCGAACCGGTGCAGGGGATGCCCAATAATTTAGAGGTCGAACGGGCGCTAATCGGCAGTGTACTCTTAGATAACACCGCTCTTGATTTCATCTTGGCAGACATGGGGCCGGAAGATATGTATTCTGAGGCTCACAAGCTGACGTTGCAGCGCATGGTGGATTTGGCCGAGGCGGGCAAGGCGATTGACATCGTAACGCTGTCCGAGAACTTGAGCGTTTCCGGTTTTCTGGAAAAGGCGGGCGGGGCGGCGTACTTGTCAGCCTTGACGGACAGCGTGCCGATTGGAACAGTAGCGCACATTCCTGAGTACATCCGCATCGTAAAAGAGAAATCAACAGCGCGGCGGCTGATAGGGGCGGCGAGCCAGGTCATCATGCGAGCACAGGAAGGGACTGATCCAATCGAAGCACAGATCGACACCGCGCAGAGCATGATGTTCGACATTGGTCAACAGCGGACAATCACAGGTTTTGAAACTCCTAAACAGATATTCAAGGACGGCATCGGGTCACTGGAAAAGATGATGACGCCGCAGCCGGGGCTTTCTTCGGTCCTGACGGGATTCGAGGACTTTGACGCCATTACGGGCGGATGGAGGCCGGGAGATTTAATCATATTGGCTGGACGCCCTGGCATGGGCAAGACCGCGTTGGCTTTGAATAGCGCGACAAACATCACACTGAAACAAAAGCGTGCGGTGGGGATGTTCTCACTTGAAATGATGAAGACAGCGCTGGTCATTAGGATTCTTTGCGCCGAGGCAAAAGTTGACTCTTGGCGGGTTAGGCGGGGGATCGCAGCGCGGGAAGACTGGGCAAAGATGACAAACGCTATGCCCCTTGTGTTTTCTGCACCGCTTTATATCGAAGACACTCCTGGACTAACGATGTCGCAGATGAGGGCGAAGGCGCGGCGACTGAAAGCGGAGAAGGATATTTGTCTTTTGATTGTCGATTACCTACAACTCATCAGAGGGGATGGGAGGCATGAGAACAGGACGCAAGAAGTATCAGCGATTTCCCACGCGCTAAAAGGGCTTGCGAAAGAATTGCGAATACCAATCCTAGCACTCTGTGCTATGAGCAGGGATATTGAAAAGAGGACCGGAGCGGACAGGCGTCCCCGGCTATCAGACTTGCGCGAATGTGGGGATATCGAAGCAGATGCGGACATCGTTACGTTTCTTTATCGGAAGGCGAAAGAGGACACAGAAGATCAAACTCCAAGCGCTTCTGCGATAACGGCATGTGTTGCGAAGCAGCGTGATGGTCCTACGGGCGAGGTTACGATTCCATTCCAAAAGCGGTGGGTGCGGTTTGTGGATTGGGTAGAGAAAGAGAGTTTTGGTTTTGATTCAGCAGCGGCGGTCGCTAGGAACGATGCTTGAATGCGACCGGCGCGAGGAGGTATGAGTTGATGTTGGCAACAAAGAAACAGTTGGCGGTGAGGCTAACGCGATTCCAGCCCAGGGTCGATAAAGAGGGTTTGAAGCGCGTGACGGTCGGGTTACGCTTGACCGAGACAAAGGGCGCGGTGAGAGGGGAACTCTCGCAAGCGGTAGAGATGCTGAAAGCAAACAGCACGCTGGACGGAACATCCTGCGATGAAACAATGGAAGGAGTCCGCCTGGAATTCTCAAGCCCAGTGAGGCCGGATTCGGTAACGAAAGTTTTCGAGGCGACTAACCTATTCAAGTTCGACATCGGTCGGGAACGCTCGCAAGAGGCTGGTTCAATCGAAAAGGAAACGAGCGGGCGCATTGCGGTGGACTTCAAGTTTACGGCAACGCTGGTGGAGTCCTGGCAATGGGGAGGGGAGAACTTCGGGGATGACGTTGTGATGACGATTGAAAAAGCGCAAGGGGAACTGTTGCCGGACCCGGAAGATACTCCCGACTCTCAGGAAGCGCGGAATCTCAGAATCATTAACGAAGAGGCTGAGCAGGCGGCAACGGTCACGAAAAAGAAGGCGCGGGGAAAGAAGAGCAAGAAAGCGGACGAAGATCCAGCGGAGGAGTAAGCCAACCCGGATTCCCCTCTCTTAATGGGGAGGGGCGTCCGGTAAACCGGACGGGGGGATGAGATGCCTTGCGAACACAGAGACCTTGGGGACGGAGCCTTTGCAATTATATGTACACGCGGGGGCAGAACGAATCCGTGCAAGTATTGTGGACGACCGCATACGAAGCTCTGCGATTTCCCTTTGACGGGTCCGAAGGCGGGAAAGACCTGCGACATCCCGATGTGCGAGAAGTGCGCAACCCACTTTGACCAAGATACAGATTATTGCCGTGCTCATACGGCGACTATGCAGGCTAATGTGTCCAAAATAATTGAGCCGTTATTCGAAGAGTAAAAGAGAGTCATCCGGTAAACATGAGCCTTGGCTTGATTTGAAAGACCGCAAGGGTGGTGATCCGGAAGAGTGGCCGGAAGATTTGAGAATCAGAGAATATCCTGACAGGAGGATTTGATGCCATCGGAAATCGCAATATCACTAGCGCAAGAACGCTTTGACCGGATGAAGAGTCGCGCAACGCGGTACTGGCAAGAGCAAGCGCGTGATGCGAAAGAGGCTCACGACCGGGAAGAATGGAAGACTCTCGGCTACGATTCATTCAATGATTACCTGGACGCGGCGTGCGACTGGGGCCGGTCACAGACTTACGCGGGGATGCGGGCGCTGGAAAAGCTGGCAGACTTGCCGGCAGAAGTTGTGGAGCGGTTGCCCTTGGGGAATGCTGTCATACTTTCAAACATACCACCCCAAGAGCGTGATGCTGAGACGGTGAGGGAGGCGGTCGAAGGAACACAGAAGAACTTAATGCAATCCGTCAAGCGGCGGAAACCAAATCTCCATATCAATGTGTCCGAGACGGTCTCTTTCAAGCTACACGAAGGCGCTCAAGAAGTTTGGCGCAACGCGCTGGAAGATGCAAAAGAGGAAATCGACGGGAAGAACGTTGCGGACGGGGAAGCGGTTGAATACATCATCGCGCAATGGCAAGCGGGCCGGGGCGGGGAAACATCCGCAAAGACCGATGCGATTAAAGCGTGGGTGCGGACAGTGGAGGCGATTATCAATGAGCTTCTGCCGACGCTGAAATTCCCTGACGCGAAACAGTGGGCGCGGAATGTTATCGCGTGCGAGCGCGTTAGGAAAGCATTTGGCTTTGTGAAGTCTGATGCGGAGGAAGTCAAGCCGAAGCGGACGCCGAAGCCTCCCCCTGCGGAGGCGGAGCGGGCGGTGGTAACAAGTCGGTTGCAATAAACCATGGAAGGGGTGAAGCATGAAGGTTAAAGGATTTTCGTTTGAGCACGGCAACCTAATGATCGACATTCAGGCTGAGACGCATTGTGAGAAAGCGCTGTTGGCGCATTTCCAGTTGAGCGAGCATACCGTTCTGTTATGCGGGGGACCCTTCGAGAATGAGCGGGACGATGCCAAGCCGAAGGGATTGCAGATATTCATGCGCGACAAGTGCGAGTTAGAATATCGCCGGGAAATCGAATGTGAGTTGGGGCGCAAGAAGAAGTTGGAGCGCCGAGCCAATCCACGGAGCAAGAAATGAGCTCAGGACTATTTGGCAGTCAAAGCGTAGTCTGTCCGACGTGCGGGGCGGGGATTGCGCGCAGGTGCATTCCGAGCGACGCAACCATGCTTGCGTATGGCCGTGGGGATGCGTGCCACCCCGAGCGGTTGCGACTGTGGGCGTCGCAGAGGGCCGACGATAAAACCAAGAGCATCAAACTCGAAGATTATCCCAATAAGGCGGATGAATAGATGAAGCGTTCATGGATGCGACGTGGGCCGAAACCAATGAAGCGGACGGCGTGGAAGCGAAACCCTGACGCACAACCGATGGAGCGCGGCAAGCCCTTGGTGTGGCACGGGCGGCGGACGGAAACCCGGATAACGAAAAGCGGGCGCATCATTCTGGGGACGGCAGAGTACACGGCGCTGTGCTGGCAGGTGTGGCGGCGCGATGGCGGGGAGTGTCAGATACGGCATCAACCGGAATGCTGGGGCCGATTGCCGGGGTTCTCGAAGCGATGGATGGACCATATTAAGAAACGCTCGCAGGGGGGTTCGGATACGCTTGAGAACCTAAGATGCGCTTGCTTCCCATGCCATCAATGGGCCGACAATCAAGGCGGAAAGAATTCTAAAAAGAAATCTATCGCTTTAACGTCTTAAACTTTGCAAGATAAAACTATGAGCACAGATTACGCACAATTCATCGAACAGAAATCGCAATGCGGCGAGATGTCCGGCTGCAAGCCGCATTCTCTTCCATCGTACCTTTTTGACTTTCAGGCGTTCCTGGCTGACTGGTCTATTCGGATGGGGCGCTCTGCAACCTTCCTTGATTGTGGTCTTGGGAAAACCCTGATTGAATTTGTCTTTGGTCAGAACGTGGTAGAGGAAACCAACAAGCCGGTCTTGATGCTCTGCCCCTTGGCTGTGAGTTGTCAAATGCTCAAAGAGGCCGATAAGTTCGGGGTTGAGATTTATCGATCATCGGACGGGGTTGCTCGCAAGCCGATCACGGTTACGAATTATCAGCAACTCCACAAGTTCAACGAGAACGATTTTTCGGGAGTAATCTGTGACGAGAGCGGAATCCTGAAACATCAGAACAGCGTTACGCGGAACAGGGTCACGCACTTTATGAGGAAGATGAAGTATCGCCTCTTGGCTACAGCGACCCCGGCTCCGAATGACTACACCGAACTCGGAAATTCATCTGAGGCTCTTGGGTATCTCGGCTTGCCGGAAATGCTCACGCGGTTCTTCAAAAACGACCAAAACAACAGCGACACTAAAACTCACAAATGGATGGGGAAGGGCGGAGGGGTTTCGACCTGGAGATTCAAGGGCCACGCCGAAGAACATTTCTGGCGGTGGGTGTGCTCATGGGCGCGGGCGGGAAGGAAGCCATCGGACCTCGGGGATTTTGAAGACGAACGATTTGTTCTTCCCGGCATGATTCAACAGGAATACATTATCGAACCGCGTTCGCTCCCCCCTGGTGAGTTGTTTCAGCGGCCCGCATTCAGCCTTTACGAACAGCGCGAGGAGAGACGGCGGACGCTGCAAGAGCGATGCGAGAAGGTGGCGGAATTGGTTTCAGCAAAGAGTCAACGGCCTGTTGCGGTCTGGTGTCACCTCAATGCCGAGGGCGACTTGCTTGAGAAATTGATTCCTAATTGCATCCAGGTGAAGGGGGCAGACTCGGACGATGAGAAGGAAGAGAAGTTGATGACATTTACAAACCGGCAAGCGGATTGCATTGTCACGAAAAGCTCTATCGCGGGATGGGGGCTCAACTGGCAACATTGCTGGCACCAAGTTCATTTCCCGACTCACAGCTTTGAGCAATTTTTCCAGTCTGTGCGGCGCTCGCTACGGTTCGGGCAGAAGCGGAAGGTTCACATTGACATCGTATCGACGGTCGGGGAAAAGCTGGTGATGGACAATCTTCTGATCAAAGCGGCTGCGGCGGACAAAATGCTTGACCGGATAGTCGAACTAGTCAATGAGGAATTGAAAATACGGCGCTCAAACGAGTACGCCGAACAGGAGGAAATTCCAACATGGGCGTGAAAGATCAATGCGTGACTGACCGCTATGCGGTGTACAACGGTGACAGCGTACAGGTTCTGAAACAGTTCAAGGCAGATTCTATTCACCTTTCTATTTACTCTCCGCCCTTTGCTCAGCGCGGGAGCGGCAACGGCATCCTGTATCGCTATTCATCCGATGAGCGCGATATGTCAAACTGCCTGACGTATGAGCAGTTCTTTGAGCACTACACGTTCTTGATTGACGAAATGAACCGCGTGATGATGCCGGGAAGAATCAGCGCAGTGCATTGCATGGACATCCCAAGCGGTAATTCAGGGAACGACCACTTGACGGACTTCCCTGGTGACATTATTCGGCTTCACGAGAAGCATGGATTCTGGTACGTGGCTCGTTACTGCGTTTGGAAAGAGCCCCTCAAGGTCCGCAACCGTACCCTTGCCAAACATCTATTTCACGCTCAAGTAGTGGGGGATGCTTCACGTTGTTCTCCAGCGCTGGCTGACTACCTGCTGATATTCCGGAAGAAGGGAAACAATCCAGTCCCGATTGAGAATCCTCGCGGGTTGCTTTACTACGCCGGGGAGCGGCGACCTCCGAACGATGTGCTCCACTACAAGGGATGGAAGGGCAACCAAATTCAAAACCGGTACTCGCATTGGATTTGGCGTCAGTATGCCTCCGCCTTTTGGGATGATGTCAGAGTTGACCGGGTCTTGAAGCACAGAGAAGCGCGGGATGAAAACGATGAGGACCACGTGAATGCCCTCCAACTTGACGTGATCGACCGCCTCGTAGTCCTTTGGAGCAATCCCGGTGAAACAGTATTGAGCCCGTGCGCCGGAGTTGGCAGTGAGGTCTATGGGGCGCTCTGCAACGAACGCAAGGGGATAGGAATTGAGTTGAAGCCGTCATACTACCGGATGATGGTCAAGAACATAGCTACGGCGAAGCCTTACGATGTTGACCCGGAGCCGAAATTTAACTTCAAAACGCAAGCAGAGGAAAAAGAAGAGTTGGAGTCATTATATGCCGACCCAGAGCCTGATACCGTTGAGCAGGATTGAATACGAGGTATTGCGGGTGCGGACGGAGCGGATGAGGGCAGAGGCGCTGGTCTATCAGGAAAACCATAAGGGCATGGATGATAGCTACGGCGCAATGATTGGTGAAATTGATTGCCTTGTGGAACTGAGGTTGATTGATGAGCGAAGAAAAAAAGGTCTGCCCTGATTGCCATTGCCCTGAATCACATCACCTGGCCGGACTTGGTTGCACGACAATCACTGGATGGGAAGAGACGCCGGGGGGATCGGCAGAGCCGCTAACCGAGGCGACGATGGCGGGGCAATCGTGGTTGGCTTTCGATACTCCCTCTGTTCTTGGTGTCCCGAAACGGACCCCAATCCTCTGCCCGTGCGAAAGAGGTGTAGCATGACCTCTGGCATGAGTCATAATCGTGCGCAGAGGCGGTTTCTAGGCGTTTTGGGGTTAGGGGAATAGGAAGATATGGGAAAATCGGGGAAGGCGTTAAAACGGCTTGTAGCGCAATATTCAAGGTTTTCTCTTTCGCCCGCTAGTTCGAGCGCGATCAAAGGACAGCGGGGGTTTGAGTAGTAACTTGTCAGACTTGCATTCACCGTTCGCTCAGGAGTGTGGTGCTCCTGGGCGGGCGAAAGCGGAAACCTGATAGGCCGTCCGGTAAACCGGACGTGAGGGATATGATGCGAATTTCAATCATTCTTTACAATTTCCTGCTTTATGCCATGCTCGCGCTCTGGATATTGGCAAGCGCACAGCGTGGGGTGAGAGCCGCCTTCTTGGGGCGTGATCGGGAGGAGTTGGCATATTACGATGCGGTGCGCTGGTCGTATCTGTGCGGAAAAGCAGAGGACCGCGGAATTCAAGAGGGATACAAACTTGGCAGGTCGGTAGTGAATCATCCGAGAGTGACAAGCCATGTGCCTGGATTCAGCACGCTCCCTTCAAACAGAGAAACGAGGTTCAATTATGTGGGAGAAGATCGTTTTGTCGGTTGCGGCTGGGATGCTTGTGTTTTTCGGGTTTCATCTATTCCTGCGGGTAGCGGGCAGGATAACAGGTGAGCGGTGGTCTGAGGATGCGGACGCTTGGATGATCG